TTTGGCACTTCCGTAGAATAAATCTTGCTCATTGAGCACTCTAAAGCGTATGCCCTGTCCCTTGCACCAATTGCTGGCTGCTGCCCATTTGGCTTGATTCTTAACATACTGAATTTGATTGTTAACGTTTTTGCCAACTTTTTCTAACAGTGTTTGATTCTGGGGTTTTACTTCTATTAGCTCAGTTAATATCTTTCCAGTCTTATCTACGTATTGTATGAAGAAGTCTGGAATGTAAACTGTGTTACGATTAGTAGTAGGGTCTCTGTAAGGAATCTGAACTGCTTCGCTGGCCCATTTCAATATGCTTTCGTTAGTGTCGCAGAACCGCATAAAGGCCCATTCCCAACTGCTCCTAAATGTAGGACTGCGATTTCCTACGTATTTCTCAGGGTGAGTAGGAACAAACTTCCCCCTAGCAAATCTACTCATGGACGTATATTTCTAGATTCAAAATTATTAGCAGTGTAAGGTATGCTATATCCTAATGCACTTGTTGCTTCTCTTTTTGTGTTTAGAACTTCTGTGACCACTCTGCTTAGTTGCACATCAGTTAGCCCCTTAAGAGTATCAATTACTGCAAAAGGCTTAATGTTTTCGAATTTTGCCTGAGTAAGAATACTGATAGCAGTGGACTGAGCAGCATCTTGATCAAATCCTCTTTTTTGAAAAAATCCAACTACTGCATCTATTTCGTTTGACGCAAAACTAATTTGTTGTAAAAAATAGCTGTCAAAAAATGTTTTAACTGCGGTGCTAGAATCCACAGCAGTGGTTTGTGAACTAGGTAAACTGCTCATTTAAGGTAAATTCCTTTGTGTGGCTTTGGTTGTTTCTATTTGTCCATCAGCAGCCGGTGGCACCACAATCTTATTAAGGCCACCAGTTCTATTTTGCACAATTTCATTAGCAGTTTGATTAATAGTGCCGGTAATTGTAGAATTAATAATAGACCTGCCTTCAGTTTTTAATCCTGCTGAAGTTAAGTTTTTTGCGTTCTGGTAAGTGTTAACTGCGCTAATTGCTGTGGATAAAAAGTCTAACGGACTTTCTTTAAAACGTCCTGAAGAAATATCGCCAAACACATCTGCTATTCCGGACAATACGCCGCCTGGGCCTAACAGTGTAGGAGTGCCGCCTCCAGCCACCGACAATGGACTTGGGGTGCGATCATAATGATCTAGCGCAAATCCTAATGGATTGCCTGGACTTACTCGACCGTTGCCAAATTTTACAGCTTCATAATCAAATGTCATTGTGCATTCTTGAGGCTGGCCAGAATTATAGTCAACGGTGTCAAATGCCCATGATTTTACTAAAGGATTTATTAATTCATAGCTGACAAATTCTTGGCGGGCCATTTGATACACTACAATGCTGTTAAAGAATGGATAAGAACTGTCGTTGTCTAAGCCATATCTATACGGACTTCCACGTTCCATGGCGTTTCTTTTATAACTGCCCGATACGTTGGCAGTGCTGGGTGTTGCATAATAGTAGCTATAATAATTCTGCCATAATCGATTTATAGCACTATAGTTGTCGTCATGAAACTTGATAGTTACTGGTTGAAAACTTTGTTTCGTTTGAACATTCTTAATTCTATTATACTGATTAACTGTGTCAGTTTGAATGGTAAAACTTGGTAACGATACACTTTTAACCAGTAAGTTTACTTCGTTTTGATTTTGTAATAATAACGACGGAATCTTATAAGTGGCGGTATTAACTTTAAGACATACATGAAATAAATGTTTGTGCTTAGGGGCCAGTCGAAACGTGTCATCAGAGAATGTTCTCGCCGCGTGTTGAAAATCGCGCATTTGCCCGCCAGGGTTTGTAATTCCTGATAAAAAGCCATTTAATTTATTTGCCATACAATTATTTATTCAAATAAAAAACCCAGTTTTACAAATTAAAAAAGGCTGAACGAATCAGCCTTTTTATGTAACTATGAGTTAGTTTACTATTAGCTACCAACGCCTGTAGCGTTAGTTCCGATAGTTCTTGTAACTGCGGAACCAATACCAGCATTTGCGCCTTTCTGGTTAGCGTTATCAAATTTGATAGTCATTTGAATTGTCATAGCTTCGTTAGTGCCATAGTTCATTTCTTGGTAGTTAACGTTTTCTAAGTAGCAACCATATAGTTCCCATTCTTCAAGAACTGTGGGTGCGTTGTTACCGTTACCACCGTCTAACATTTGAAAGCGTGTCATAAACTTATAGTCAATACCAGCAGCAGCACTTGACATTTCAAAGAAGTCAAATTGCTTTTGCACCTGTTGGCCGATTAGTTTAGAAACTTGACCTGTGGCATCGTCACGTAGTGTTGTTGCCACAGTTTGCCACGCATGTCGACCAGCAACATAAATTCTTGAATTATATGTTGGAAGTTCGATGGCTTCAAACTGCACTGTAGGTCTAGCGAAAGATACTACCTGTTTAGTAAGTTCGGTGGTAGCTGTTCCTTTAGCACCGAAGTTTTCAAATGTTACACGAAATCTATATTTTAGTTTTGGATGCAACATGCCCTGTGGTTGCGAACCATCTAAGGGCACTGTAAATTTTGATAATGTTGCTGATGACATTTATGTTCTCCGTCGTAGTATTTATCAATTAACCTAGAGCTGCAATTTCACCAGTATTCTTAATTCTCAATGGAATGTAGATAAACTCCACTGCTTTAACTGGCTCAATCGCAATATCTACGTGTAATTCGTTACGATCGATCCTAGCAGGTGTGTTGTTAGATTCATCACATACTACTAAGAAGTCGTATAACGCACGTTGTCCTACTAACTCTAACATTAGACTTTCGCAGGCATTCTTAATCTCATCTCGTGTTAACTTGTCATTAGGTTCAAACAAGTAAGGTTTAGCTAATTGATTTAATTGTCTACGTAGGTATACAATCAAACGTGCTACGTTAATTCTATCTAATGCACTGGCATTTCTAGCACGGGTATATTGACCATATGCTACTAAACCAGAACCTGACAAGAATGTAATTGGGTTAGTCTTAATGCTAGCCATTGTATCGCGTTGGCCTTCATTTAGAGCAACGGTCTTAAACTCGCCTTCGCCGTCAACATAGCCAACTGCGGTTGCGTTGGTAATGCCACCACGTCTTGTTCCAGCTGGAGCAAACCATGGATAAGCAACTTGGTCGTTTAAGCTGATAGTGCGTAGCATCATGTGGCTTGGAGGAACAACAATGTTGTTACCAGCGTTGTCACTTGAGAAGCCCCATGGATAGTAAATGCCTAGATATTCATCAAAGCTAACTAATCCGGTGTCATCATCTTGTGTGGCGCCTTCTACGTTGTTACCCCAATTGCTGATACTGGTAGCACCATTTGGTAATCTTGCAGAACTATCGCCAACAATAAATGCTGTCAACGCACGATCATAGTTTAAGCTGATCAACTCACCAATTAGTTCAGGATATCCTGGGCAAGCTAGCAAGTTAAACACACGACCGTCAGTGTCTCTAATGTCAATGTTACTGTTTACAGTGGCTTGTAGTGCTTGAACAACTACAGCACGTTGTGACTTACGTCCAAATGTTCCAGCGCCATTGGCTTGGTTAGCACTTTCTGTTACCCAACGATTTGGATAATAGTTGGCCATTGATTCGCCAGGGTTAGCACTATTTCTATCGTTGTCACCAGTTAAGTCGATGTAGTCACGAACAAATTTCTTAACGTTGAATCCGCTACGACGTAGGTTCCATAGCAACATACCTTTTGGATATAGTGCTGGATCTGGACAGTCTGGGTCAACATAGTCGCTTGATAGTAAATCAACGATAGTGCCTTGTTCATCACTGTTTGCACCAGCAGTGTTATAACGTGCGTCGGCAAATAATACACCGTCTTCTGAGCTTTGATCTGTCTTGTCAACTAGTTCCCAACGTTTTTCAACTGGAAGAGATACTAAGTTTGCGTTGTATTTGTAAATTGTTGGGAAGTTTTCTGTGTCGCTAGTATCGATCCACAAATCACCTGTTACCAATGCAGTGTCATCACTTTGTAATGATGGTGCAGCGGCTGCAACTAAAGGACCAGCTGGATCTGTTCCAGTGTAGTCAGCATAGTTTGCATAACCTACCCAGTTATCACCGTCGTTGATCAAAATGTCAATTTCGTCAATAACTGAACTATACCATAGTTGTCCGTCTGTTGCCAATGCAACCACTGGATCACCACTGGCTTCATATGACAATGCTTTCCATAAAGATGCAACATAGTTGTATGTTGTGCCTGTGCCTGCAACATACAAGTTGCCAGTAGTGGCTACACCACTTGTTGCAAAAATGTTGTTGAAAGGAGTATTCAATGCTTCTGTGATATAAACATCACCGCCAGTTGCATGACTAATAGTTAATCTATTCTGTGCATCAACACTGGCGCTGACATTGGTCATGCCAGCTGAGTTAATTGCACCGGCTAGTGTATCAGCATCATCAACTGACCCTGCGCTAGTGAACTGAATCAAATAGTCACTGCTGGTTGCATCTTGTCCAGTGATACTTTCTGCTAGTTTGAAAGAATAGTTGTTTGCTGGGAAACTTGTTGCACTGATTGCTGCACTAATAATAGTAGTAGCACCTACAGCATTTCTTCTGTAAATTTTTGCAGTGGCAAGTCTAGGTGTTAAATCTAAACCGTAATCTTCTTCAATATTGAATTTTGCAAACAATGCGCCTACAGGAAGATTTGCACCACCACCAGTTGAATCTAAACCGTTTAATGCAGATGAACCATTAGCATACATTGGCGTTGCTACTTCTTCCCATGCTGCGGTTGCACTGTTAAAACGTTTTGTTCTAATTCTTGCACCTAGATTAGGTTCGGTAGTCTTAATCCATACAGAACCAGTTGGACGACCTACAGCAGAAGCCGGATTGTCTGTTCTCTTGTATGTAGGAACACTGGTGTGTGGTTGAATTGATAACTTAGGAACTAGATAATCGTCAGCAGTGATACCAAGTGCTGTCAATGCTGTTCCGCTGATGCTGATAGTGTTAGCAGCAGTGCTGTCACCTAACGATGATTCAATTACGTTGTTTGAATAAATTTCTAACTTGCTGTTAACCACCGCGGCATACACACCGGCATTATTGTATGTGCCAACATTGATGGCCGCTGCCGCTGCTGTCAGCGTTGATCCAGCTAGTGTAATTGTTGACAGTGCTTCACCATCAACTGTGAAAATAATTGTTCCAGATACTGTTGCAGGACTTGCTGTTCCAGCAATAGTTGGCCAACTTTGTGCCCACTCTGGAGAACCAACAACAACCCAAGCACCACTACGGTTTTTATACCAAGTAGTCAATGTGCTAGTTACTGCTACAATAGCATAGCTGCCAACTGATCCCACTGATGTTTTAGGAGTATAGTCGCTACCGTCAAAGTCTACAACTTTAGTTGTATCTGTGATAACGATCGGTGCTTTGTTGGTAAACTTTTGACCAACACCGCCGGCTGTGATGCCATCGCTGTTCCACTCAAAAATACCCCATTTAGTATTTTGTGTGTCTAGCCAATATGTGCCGTTTGGTGGAGTTGTGCTAGGTGCTGTTGCAATTGGATCTAATTGTCCTAGGTCAACGTTGGCACGCACAATGTATGCACGATTGCTAACGCCTAGTAAACTATAGGCAGCTTGTAGTCCATATTCATTTTGTTCGCCAGCATGAATAGGATTATTATTGCTGTCTGTTTTAAACATTGGATCGCCAAATGTATCAGCTAAGTCTTTCTGACTTGTCATTAGATACACTGTGCCTGCATTAGCAGCCAATGTTCCTGGAGCAGTGCCAGTGCCTGATCCATTTGATTTGTTTTCTTCTGAAGCGACGATGATCAATGGAACTGTGCCAGGCTCAGCTGGTGTGTAGAATGATTCGTCGATTACGCTAACTTGAACGCCGGGTGATGATAAAGCCATCTTGATATCTCCTAAGAGTCTTTTACTAGTTTTATTTACCCAAACATCGCAAAAAAGCAGTGGTTATAAAACAAGAAAAGGGACTAAAAAGGGCAATAAATAAAGAATGACTAGACCATTATGCGGTTGCGGGCTTAGGCCGGCAGCTATAAATTACAAAAAAGGCACTAAAATCTATTATAGATCAAAGTGCGAACTATGTCTACGATATGGGGGTGTAGGCAAGGGTATGCCTAAATGGTATCAGGACGGATACCGCATGAAATCAGTGTGCGATAAATGCGGATTTAAATCCAAGCATAAAGAACAGTTTAATGTTTTTCACATAGACGGCAATCTCAACAACAGCCGCTCTGCTAATCTTAAGACAGTGTGTGCAAACTGTCAGCGAGTTCTTCATAAGGAAGGGACATTGTGGCGCCAGGGCGATCTGTTACCAGATTTTTAATCTGTTTATACAGGTCATCAATACTGCCGTTATTATCTAATATGTGGTCAAAGTCACTGCCAACCCATGCAGTCTCACTGGCATGAATTCCTAAACGTTCTAATTTAGATCTACTTGTGGCCCAAGACATATTACGATCACCTTCGTTAAAGTTAACAGCATCTTGATACCATTCAGGTTCTGGGCCTCGAACAACACGAACTACTATTCCCCCTGCATCTGTGATGCTAGAAATCTCGTTGGGAAATCTACAATCACTGATAACAATGTTATCGCTACTTTTTCTAAGTTTGTTTTCCACGCTGGCAATCCATATATCGTCATGAAATCCTGCCCGGCATACCTCTGTGCCCCAATGTTGTAAGATTTTTCTAGGTGTTATTTCTCTGCTTAATCTATTACTCCACCATAGATCAGGCTGTTCACGCCATTCTCGGGCTTCTTTAGTTCTACCTTCCAGCATAGTTCGATCCCAACCAAATACAGCCGCAACTGCATCTTTGAGAGTGTTGGCAAATGACTCTCGTCTAAATTCGTGGAAGTTTACTAGATAGTCAGCGACTGTGTCTTTGCCGCTGCCGATGAAACCGCAGATTCCTATGATCATATTATCTCCTGAGATAATATATTTTATAGAAAATTGTTGGCTGTGTCAACCTATAATGAATGTATAACCAGTGCCGCCGGAAATCAATGTTTCCAATTCTTTGTCCAATGCAGCCAATTCTTCTTTGCCTGCTGATTTAAGATCAGCACCATTAAGTCCACCTGCACCACCGGGCCCGGCAATCTGTCCAAACTTGCTACGTGCTTCACCTAGTATGATTTTAGCCACTGCTAGACTGTAGTCTTTGAGCCATTGCTTGGCATATAGGTCTGTGAGCAAAGCCCAGTCCGGACGATAGTTGTAGGTTCTCATTAGAACAATTTCACCACTGGCAAATGGTCTTTGTAGCACACGAAGAATATGTGTGTTGGGATTATAATGATATTCGATAAAGCTACCAAACATACGACCCACTAATTCTTGATATTGTGCAAATAGTTCATAGGTTAATAATCCACCTAACATTGTGCCGTTAAGCAAATAGGTATTAGTATAGGCTAGGTTAAACGGTTCAAACACTGTGCCGCCACTGCCACTGCCGGATCTACTACCAATACTGCGTCTAAAAAGCTGTCGAACTTCGATGATTTCGTCAGGTAGACGATATTCATTTTGATCCGTGACAAACTCCAGGAAACTGTAGCTTTCTTCTACAGCATTAGGACTACGTTGACGGAAACGTGTTAGCGCACGATCAACGGCAGTTTCATAATGTATAGGATCAAGCTCTACATCTACCATGCCGTCGCCCAGCATAGCACGTATGTAATCGTAGACTTTTTGACGTTCTTCTAAGTTGCTATTTTCAGACATTTGATTCTCCAACTATATTTATGCCCGCTAAATATGTATTATGCCAAGACTAAGCCTATACCGTCCAGAAAAGGGCAACGACTATAAGTTCATAGACCGACAAGTTTCTGAAATGTTTCAGATTGGCGGCACGGACGTATATGTTCACAAATATCTAGGACCCAAGAATCCTACCGATGCTAATGCCACTGCTGATCAACCGCAGTATGCTACGCAAAGTGAAACTAACATACAAGACTTGCTGTTGTTAGAAAATCGTGATCGAAAATACGATCCTGATATCTATAGATGCAGGGGCCATTATCAAGTGCAAAATCTTGACTTTAATCTAAGTCAATTTGGTATTTTCATTGACAATGACATGATCATGATGGTGGTGCATATCAACGATTGGATTTCGATTGTTGGCCGTAAACCACTCAGTGGTGATGTCATAGAACTGCCACACTTAAAAGACGAATTTGCTCTCAACGGATTTGACGTTAGTTTGCCGCGCTACTACAGCATTGATGATGTGGGGCGTGCCAGTGAAGGGTTTAGTCAAACTTGGTATCCACACTTATACAGATTAAAACTTAAAAAAGTAATCGACAGTCAGCAGTTTGCCGATATACTGACTAAACCTACAGGTGCAGATCAAGACAAATTCGTTGGTGATTATGATGCTGCTAAAACCTATGTGCCTGGACAGATTGTTCGTTACAATGGTGCATTATATCAAGTCACTGCTGGGACAACTGGCAATGCACCAACAGATGGCAACTACTTTGACAGCTACGGTGGCAATACTCTGCAAGATATATTAAGCACTAGAAACAAAGACTTGCAAATCAACGACGGAGTTATTGCACAAGCAGAAGCAGATGCTCCAAAGAGTGGTTTTGAAACTGGTCAATTCTATAACTTGGCTGTGGATGAATACGGCAATCCATTACTGCAAACTATAGATGAATCTAATCTGGATGCATCTATGACTAACTTAGACACAAGTAGAATCAACGAACGTCCAATGAGAGATGGCTACAGTGGTTATCTATTGGAGGATGGTGTTGCACCCAACGGTGTTAACTTTGGACATGGTATTAATTTCCCAGTGAATCCATTCGAAGGCGATTTCTTTCTTCGCACTGATTTCTTTCCAAACAGATTGTTTAGATATACCAGCACACGTTGGACCAAGTATGAAGATATGAAACGTCACACACTGACCAATACTGATACTCGTAGCACACAGAAGACTGGGTTTATCAATAACACTGATAAGACATTGTTGGGCAAAGTTAATTCTGATACGTTTATTGCCAAAACTACAAATACATTTACACTAACAGATCAGACCAGTGCCTTTAATAGAACCACAGGTATTGTTACCACAAGAACTTCTTATAACAGCACCTATGGAGTTAAGCTGTTTGTAGATAGAAATATCATGCCACAGTCTAAGATACAAATTCTAAATCAATCAGGGTTCCTGGCATTCAAAGTATTAGATGCCATTGATCTTGGTCAACGTATTGAATGGTCTATCTATTCAGAAGTTATTGAACAAAGATCCAGCTTGTCAAAAGCACTTAAACCTAGGGCAGATTTATAATGTTGCATTTTTACGACGGGCAAATAAGAAGATACATCACGCAAGTTATTAGATTGTTAAGTAACTTCAGTGTCAAATACAGTGATGGCACACTGGTCAGAGTTCCGGTGTTGTATGGAGACAGTGATCGTCAAGCCGCACACATATTGCAAGACAACAGTGAAAACAAAATTGGTGCGGCTCCCCGAATGGCTGTTTATATTTTTAATCTAGAACAAGATAGGACTAGACTAGCTGACAGTTCATATGTTGGAAAAATGCACATTAGAGAACGTGAATATGATGCCGAAACCGACACATATTCTAGCAGTCAAGGTTATAGATATACAGTGGAACGCTTAATGCCCACACCTTATAAGATTAGTTTTAAAGTGGATATATGGTGAACTAACACAGATCAAA